CGATGGAAGGGGCTGCCCCGTCGTTTGCCTTGCGCCGCTCGAGCTCTGACAGGTTGGGAACGATCCGGCCTGCCGTGTGGGGCACGAACAGCTCGGGGCGCTGCTCGCCGACGATGTAGGGTTGGTTTGCCAGCACCGGCCCACCGCTCGCGCGGCCGAAGATCGAGGAGAAGATCGACGTGAAGACGCCAGTGAGACCGCCCCCTGCGCCCCCTGCTCCTCCCAGGACCTGCGTGAGCAGGTCGAAAAGGGCATCGGAGGCGGCGTTCAGGATATTCTCGAAGGCGCGGTTGCCGATGCTCTCGAACCAGTTCTGGAAGAAGCCCTTGAGGTCGCCCTCGAGCGCTGCCTTCACCCCGTCGCTGAAGGTGCGCCGGAACGCCTCGCGCAGCTCCTCGGCAGTGCTGGCGCCTGGAGACGGCGCGCCTGGCCCCTCGCTCTTGCCGTTGTCGTTGGCGACCGTCCCGCCAAGGTCGGGGACGGAGAACGTGGGCATCGTAAAGTCCAGCCCCTTGAAGGCACCCGCCACCGTGGCGATCCCGGACACCAGCGGCGTGACGAATTCGGGCGCGAACCGCCCCGCTTCACGCGCGATGCCGTCGAAGAGGTCGGGGATGTAGCTGTGCCCGACCACCACGTCCCAGAGCCATTTGAACTTCTCGCCCAGCGACTGGATCTTGGCCTTGGCGTAGTCCCAGATCGCCGTGAGCTTGTTACCGATCCACTCCTGCACGCCCGTGACCAGCGCGCGGACGGCGGCCACCGCTTCAGGGGCAAGGCTCTTGAGCACGGCGATCCAGCCATTGACGACGTCGCCGACCAGCTGCTTCACGCCGTTCCACGCGGCGCTGAAGTCACCGGTGAGCAGCGCGCCAAGCACGCGCAGCACATCGCCGATGATCTTGAAGCCGTGTTCGACCGCCGTCACCAGCGTCGAGAGGATGCGCAGCAGGGCCTCTCCGAGGATCGCGGTGTAGGCCGCGCCGAAGTCGCCCAGCACGCCGATCACCACCCGGATCGCTTCCCCGAAGGGACCGTTCCAGAGGTCCGTCAGGGTCGTCTTCACCGTGGCGAAGAGCGACTGCAGCTTGGGGCCCAACACCTCCTGGAACTTGGTCTTGAGGGCCTCGAGCACGGGGCCGATCTTGTCGCCGAAGGCATACCAGGCGGCAGCAAGGGCGACCCCGGCGGCCACGAAGGGTGCCGCAGCCAGCGCCGCGCTGCCCAGCGCCGCCCCGACACCGCCGGCCGAGGCAATCGCCGGAGCGAAGGCCGCCGTGAGCGTGCCGGCGGCAGAGACGAGACTGCCCAGCACCACCAGCACCGGCCCGACAGCGGCAGCTACCGCGCCCATGCCTACGAGAAAGGTCTGCGTGCCCGGGCTCAGGCCGTTGAACGCATTGAGCACGCCGGTGAGGATGTCTGTCAGCGGTGGCAGCACCTGAACAATGATCGCTCCGACAGTCTCCTGGAACTCGCGCCAGGCGTCGATGGTGTCGGAGCCCGGTGCGGCGTCACGGGCAGCCTTGGCGGCACCGCCGAACTGCTTTTCGAGCTCGGCAAGAATGACCCCTTGGGCGCCGGCAACATTACCGGCTTCCATCATCGCCCGGATCTGGGCCTTCTGCTGCTCGGTGAACGAGACACCAACCCGCGCCAGAGCGGTCACACCGCGGATCGGATCGTTGAGCGCCTTGCCGACCTGGATGGCCGAGGCTTGCAGGTCCTGGCCCAGCCGCGCCGAGAGATTGACCGCGGCGAGCTGGGCACGGTCGAACACCTCCCCGGCCACATTGCCGAAGGTGAGCATGTTGGCGGTGACGGACTTGAGAATCTCGTCATCGTCGAAGGTGGAGAGGCGCTGGAGGTCGGCCGCCGCCTGCTGAAGCTGTTCGCTGGTCTTGCCGGCGACCGGCCCCATGCTGCTCAGCGCGGCGTTGACCTGCGCCAGCGCAGCGGCGCTTTCGTTGGCTGCGCTCACGGCCGAGGCGCCAAAGGCCACCAGCGGCGCGGTGACGGCCACCGACATGGTCTGGCCGATGCCGGACAGGCGCTCGCCGAAGGCCTGCATGGTCTTGCCGGCGGCGACAAGGCGCTTCTGGGCGATGCCGAGGCCTTGCTCGAAAGCAGCTGTGTCGATCCCGAGGGTGACGCGCAGCGCGCCGATCACTGATGCGCTCATCGCACCTCCTGACTGCTTTCAGCCGCGCTGGTCGCCTGCCGGCTCATCGCTGCCCACACACGCATGGCTGCGAGGATTTCCTCGTTGGATTGCTGGACGGGCACACGCCCCTCATGGCGACCCAGCACCTTGGCCAGCGACGGCAGCCGCTTTACCCGCGCAAAGGCTTCAACATGCCAGGCCAGCGCCAGCGCCTGTTCGTGCTCGATCTTGCGCCGCTGGACATACCCGGAAAGGACGGCGTCCAAGGTCCGGGGGGTCTGGCGCCAGAAACCGTCGGGATCGAACCCGGCTTCGGCCCAGAGGCTCAGGAGCTGATACCAGTCCCAGCGCCCGCTGCCGCCTTGCGGCCGTTTCCCGCCGCTTCCGTAGCCGTCGGGAAGGCGGCAGCCAGCGCCTCGCCGACGATGCCGATGAGCCTTTCGTTGCCAAGCTCACGGGCCAGCGAGAGCACTGTGTCGAAGGTGATCTCGGGGTTCTGGTGCCGCAGCCCGGCAAGCAGGCACATGCACAAGGTCTTCATCGAGCCCTTGGTCATGATGGCCTGGGCGGCCTCATTGAGGCCGAGACCGGTCGCGTCCTCGATCTCGATCCAGGCTCCGGCATCGAGCCGGACGGTCCACGATCTGCCCGCCGCCTCGAAGGTCACGCTGTCGCTCTGACGCGTCATGAGCCCGCCGCCTCCGTGATCAGCCCGGAGGCCTTGATCGAGAGCACCGCGGTCATCTTGTCATCGATCACCACGTCGTCCTTCTCGTAGGCGGTGACCACGCAATTGCCGGTAAAGTCGCGCGTGGCGGTGCCCGAGGCCGGGACGTTGATCTTGAAGGCGCGCACCTCGCGCGAGAGCGCTGCGGCCGACAGCAGCAGGTCTGAGGCAGACCCCGGGATCCAGTTGATCCGGATCGAGCCTTCGCCGGGGTCGATCAGGCCGGCAATGAACTCGCGCACGCCCCCTGGCGAACCATGCGTGGTGCTGTCGATCGTCTCGACCTTCGGGCTCGGCACGGTGACGGCGAGGATGTCCGAAATCTCGACGAGCTCACCGGGACTTTGCCCGTTGTGCAAGAAAAACCGCGCTCCGAAGCCGTGCTTTGCGGCCATGGGTAGTCTCCTTTCTTTGTGCCGCCCAGATCAGGCGGCGGGTGAAAACCAGACGAAGAAGTCCAGGCTGTAGCGGTGGACCTTCAGCCCCCCGCCGACGTCTTCGATCAGCGGTCCGCGCGCCGCTTCCAGCAAGGCGACGCTGAAGGCGATCCCGCCGACGGTCGCGCGGGTTTCGAGGGTGGCAATCAGCGCATCCGCGACCGCCTTGGCCTCGGCACTGTTGCGGCCGTAGCAGTCGAACTGGATGCGTGGGCTGCCCGTCGCATCGGCGCCGCCGTGGACGTAGTTGCGTCCTGGCGACACGCCGAGCACGGTGATCGCGGGCAAGGGTTCCTTCTTCACCCGTTCGCCCCAGGTGATCCGGTTGCCCACCAGCGCGGACAGCGCCGGGCTTGCCAGCAGCCGGGCGGTCAATGCCTCTTCCATCGCGGCTCATCACGAGTTGGCGCGGCGCGCCGCCCTGCGTGCGAGCCGTGCCGCTGATTTGGCGATTTCCGCGCCGAGGTCCGAACTGATGGTCTCCAGCGCGCCTTGCCGGTTTGCATCCCAGGCGGGCCGCAGGAACGGCTGCGGGCGCTGGTGCGCGTTCCCGAATTCGTTCTGCACGCCGGCAGGGTCATTCACGCCGACGTGCACCTCGACCTCAGACTTGCCGAGGCGGCGGGCCATGGCCGCTTGGCGACGGTTGAGCCGAGTCCCGGTGCTCACGTCGCGGCGCAGCCGACCGGTCAGTTCCGGCGCCGCCGCCGCAGCGTCAGCCTCGATTGGCTGTGCCGCCTTGATGAGCACGCGGCGCAGCACGTTCTTGCCTGTGGCCTTGGGCAGCTCGGCCAAGGCAGCTTCCAGCTCCCGCAGGCCTTCGATCTTAACCTTCATGGGCCTTGCCTGCCGGGGGCTGTTCGCGCACCGTCTCCGCTGGCGCAGCGGCGGGCATTTTCGGGCGACGAGGCGCCGGGCGCCGCGGACGAGCGTTTACCTCGGCCACGAGGCCGGCGGCGATCAGCGGTCCGGCATTAAGGTCGGGGATTTCGTATGCGTCCCCCACCGCCTTCGAGAACGTGGCACCATAGCCGTTGGCGTGTGGAATCAGTGTCTTGACCTTCATGGGCTTAACCCTTCCTCTTCAGAACCGATCGCGACAATTTCGACCCCTTTCCTACGGCCCACTTCGGTCACCCCGATGATCTGATACTCGCGGCCATCGCAGACGAGGCGGTCGCTGGGCGAGATGCTGGCCGTGCGTTGATTCCAGCCCAAGCGCCACACGCGTTCGACCTGGGCTGCGGTTTGCGCGGCCTTCCAGCTCTCGCGCGGGGCTTGTGAAAGCTGCTCGGCCCAGAAGGTGCCAAGATCGGTCCACACCTCGATCGGCTCATTGAGCGCGTTGCGCGCGGGCGTGGTGGCCCGGCGCACGGTAACGCGGCGGTCCATCTTGCCCAGCCGCATCGCTCACCTCAGGTGCCGCAGGCGCGCAGCTGCGCGATCAGCTGGCGCAGGCCCCAAGGCACCTCGGTGGCGATCGTGCCGATCACCACCGCCTCGCGGTTCTGGTGCCAGTGCGCGATCAGCAGCAGCGCCGCGGTGCGCACCGGCTCGGGCACATCCGAGGGGCTCGGGCCGTAGCCTGCAGTCCAGGTGAGCGTCACGGCATCGGGCCGCACCGCGGTGGCCGGCCAGCGTGCGCCATCGGCCAGCGCGATCCCCGGGCCGAGCGCGGTGCGCACCAGGTGGAAGTCCGCAAAGCTCTGCTCTGCCCCGGCCGGATCGCGGTAGAGCACCTGTGGCGGCGCGCGCACCGGGCCAAGCGGCAACGCCAATCGCGGCTCATCGGGAAAGGCAGACAGGCGCTGGCGCCACTGCTGGTCGATCAGCGCGCGGCCGAGCAGCCCCGCCCAGCCATCGAGCGCCGCCGTGGCCGCGCCGATCAGGTGGCCGAGCAGGCTGTCCTCCTCGTGCTCCTCCGGCTCGATCCGCAGGAACAGCTTGACCTCATCGAGGCTGAGCAGCGGCGTGGCCGGGGCGCTCACCCGTTCGGGCGCCTGGGCGTGCACGGTGGGCCGCGCCTCAGTCGCTCACGCGGGCGCTCGCGGCCTGGCTCGCATCAGCCGCGGCCGGACGACGGCGCGGGACGAGCAGCGCCACCACCGGGCCAAAGGTGATGTTGGCGCTGGCCGAGGTCCGCACCGCCTGGACAAAGCGCTTGGCCGGCCGTGCGACCTCGACCACGAGGAGCTTGTCCGCAAGGTCGTTGGCCGCGGGCGAGGTGGCGCTCGCCACCGCACCGCTGACCGCGACCATGCCGGCGTCGGCCTCGGCCTCGTTGGCTTCGACCGTGAGGGTCGCCACCCCGCCCGCCGCGCTGGCGCTGACCGCGGCGATGAAGGTGACGCTGTCGTAGCCGGCCATGTCGATGATGGCCGAGTTGTTGTCGATCGCCGAACCCGCTGCGAGGGCCGCGCCGACGTGGCGGATTTCGATGCTTTCGATGAGGGTGTGCATGGGTCTCTCCTTGGAACGGGTGGTCACCGGCAGGCGCGCCGACCGCAGCCTGCGCCCCTGCCGGGTTCAGGGCAGGCCTCAGGCCGCGAACTGCATCGCCTTGATCGCCTCGAAATTGACCACCGCCCCGCCGACGCGGCGGGTGGTGTAGAACTTCACGAAAGGCTTGGCGGTGAAGGGATCGCGCAGCGTGCGCGTGCCCTGGCGGTCGACGATCTGGTAAGCCTCGCGGAAATTCCCGAAGAACAGCGAGAGCGAGCCGTTGGCCAGCGCCTCGAGGTCTTCGGCGCGCACGATCGGGTAGCCCAGCAGCTGCTCGGGCTGGCCCATGGCAAGGCTCGGCTGCCACAGATACTGGCCGGTCGAGTCCTTGAACTTGCGGATCGCGGTGATCACCTGCCGACGGGTCACGAACACCGCGCCGGGCAGATAGGCCGCCTTGAGCAGGCCGACGAGATCAAACAGCCGGTCAGAGCCCGCGCTGCCGAAGCCCCCGGCTGCACCCGACTTTACCGCGCCGATCGTGCCCCAGGCCACGCCCGACCCATCATCGAGCGCCACCGGGTAGCTGGCAAAGCCGCGCGGCTTGCGCACCCCATCGCCGCGCACGAAGGCGGCATTCTCGAGCCGCCCGAAACGCGCACCGACCTTCTCGCCCAGCCAGGCCTCGACATCGACCGAGGCATCGTCGAGCAGCTTCTGCGTGGCGCGCGGCTCGGCATACATCTCGTGCACCGGGATTTCCCACTCGCCGAGCTTCGGGGTCGCGGTTTCGGCGCGCGCCTCGGTCTCGCCAACCCAGCCTGCACCCGCCTCCTCGAGGTCTTCGAGGCCCTCGAGCTTGTCGGTCGAGATCGTCTGGACGCTGGCAAGCTGGCGGATTTCGCTGGTCTCGTGGATCTTGCGCACCATCCGCCCCGAGGTGTCGGGCGTGACGAGGAAGCCGCCGTCGGCATCGGCGCCCACCGACATGGCCTTCAGTTCCTCGCCGTCGAGCGCGTCCTTGCCGTAACGCAGCTCCTTGGCCCGCGCCTTGCGGTAGAGCGCCAAGCCCTTGTGGTCGAGCGGGCTGAAGTCGCGGCGGCGATCCGCGGCGAGCGCGGCGAGCGCGAGGTTGAACTCCTTGAGCTCGAGCTCGGCCTTGGCTGCCTCACCGTCGCCCTTGATGCCGTGGCGTTGCAGCCGCAGTTCGAGCGCCTCGCGCTCCTTGCGTTCGGCGGCGATCTGCGCCTCGAGCACACTTTTCGCCTCGGTCGCGCGGTGGAGTTGCTCGTCGATCTTGCTCAGGCGCTCGATCAGCACCGGGTCGGCCGCGCCGCGCTTCTTGATCTCGGCGAGCTCCTCGGTGTGCGAGGCCTTGAACGCCTCGACCGCCTCGGCGATCTGACGAATGGCCTCGGAAGGATCGGCCGGAAGGCTTGCGTCCTTCTGCTCGATGAGGGTGGAGGTCTTCATGTGGAGGGTGGAGGTCTACATGTGTCGTCCTTTCAGCAGGTTGGGCTGCGGCCCAGGGCGCGCAGCAGGTCAGCGGCGGCGTCGCTCAGCCGCCTGAGCTGATCATCACCCTCCCGGTGATCGATCGCGGAAAAGCCCTTGGCGAGGATCGCCTTGGCCTCACGGGCGGAAAACCCTGCATCCCGCAGGGCGCTCTCCGCATCCCGGATGGTCAGCCCGCCGGCAGACTTGATCGCGCCGATGCGGGCCTTGGGATTGGCGGGAAAGGTCACGAGGCTGATTTCGACCAGCTCGATCTCGTGGAGCGTCCGCCGCGGCTCGTCCGGCTTGGTGCCGACGGTGAAGCGTTTGGCGATGTAGCCGATCGACAGCCCGCTCAGCGCCGGGCGCGGCTGCATCTTGAGCAGGCTGAGCGCCTCGTTGCCGCGCGGCGTGTCTGCCAGCACGCCGGTCACCAGGAGGCCCTCGTCGTCCTCCTCCATCTCGGTGTAGATGCCGATCGGGGTCAGGTCGTCGGCCGACATCCCCCAGCCGCCGTGCTGGAGCAGCATCGCTGGCCAATGACCGCTGCGCTTGGCCTCGCGGATCGTGCGGCGAAAGGCGCCTTTCTCGATGACGTCGCCATAGGAATCGCGGTTGCCGAACACCGCTGCATACCCGGTGAAGGTGCGCCCCTCCTGGCCTGCCTCGCCCGCAAACTTCACCTCGCGCAGCGGAAACTCGCTGCGCTGGATCGCCGCAGGCGGCACCTTATCAGTTGTTGCCATCTTGCTCCTCGTCAGCTTGGGCAGCCGGTGCCCGGTTCATCGCCCCGCGGCTGAGCTCGTCCGCGCTGCCGCCGCGCGGATCGAGCTCCTCGAGGCTGCGCACCTCGTCCTGGGTCATCCATGCCGGCGTGCCGCCGGCGCCGAGGGCCTTGGCGTAAAATTCCGCCCGGTCCTTGGCCGCGCCGCGCATCAGGGCGTTGGGGCTGAACTTCGTGTAAAGCCCGCCGGCACGCTCGGCCGGGGTGAGCAGGTTGACGTCGGCCGACTGCTCGATGCGCTCATACCAGGGCATCAGTGTGTGCACGACGTGGGCGAGGAACATCTGCTCAGCGCTGGCATAGGTCGCGGTCTTGTCCGACTGGCCGACCATGATCGGCATCACCCGCGTGGCCCGGCACACCTCCTCGACCTGGTAGCGGCGCGTGGCGAGATGCTCGGCATCGACCCCGCTCATCTGCGTGCGCTCGAACTTGGCGCCATTGTCGAGCAGCAGCGGCTCACCCTCGCGCTTTCCGCCAGGCTTGAACTGCTGCATCCAGGCGGCCAGCTGCTCGAATTTCTCGGGGGTGAGCTGGTTCTGGACGGTGTAGATGCCTGAGATGCGCGCCCCGTTGCGGTGCAGTTCGGCATGGGCCCGCTCGGTGGCCAGCGACAGGCCGATCGCCTCCCGGGCGAGCCGCGTAATGTCGAGCCCGAGCCATCCGGACCAGCTCGGACCGCGCAAATGCCACACCGCTTCAGCCGGATATTCCCGCTCGCTGCCGCCATGCGGACGGTGGAAGTAGCGCAGCCGCCGATCCTCATCCTGCTCGACTCGCATGGTCCCAGGCTCGAAGGGCTCGAGCGCGGCCAGCCGCTGCGCGCTCCCGACGCGCAGGAGGTGCACGAAGGCATTGCCGCCGAGCACCAGGTGGAACATCAGCTGCTCGCGAAACTCGAAGCTCGTCTGCCAGCTGTTGGGCTGGCGGTAGAGCAGCGCAAACACCGGGTGATCGCGCTGCTCGCTGCGCCCCGGTCCCCCGCAATAGAGCTTCCAGGGCACCTGGGCGACGCCCTCGGCCAGCACCCGTGTGCAGGCGAGCAGGGTCATCACCTGCAGCGCGCGCTCCCAGGTCACGTGCTCGCCCGAGCGTGACAGGCTGCCGCGGGTGAGCGCGCGCAGCAAGTCGGCGCTGGTCATCTTGGCGTCGCGCGCCGCGCGCCGGCCAAGCAGCGTGGCAACAAGACCCTGCATCAGGTCCGTCTCGCTGCCAGCACGCTGACGGTCAGCAGCAACAGGCCTGCGACAATCAGCGCCGCGGGGCGCGAGATCATGTCGATCCCGGCGATCAGCAGCGCCGCGCCGATCAGCCCGATTGCATCAGTGGCCAAGGCAAGGGCGGTCTGCCCAGCCTGCATCCGTGTCATTGCAAAACCTCCCAGAACGACTGGGGCTGCTGCGGCCGCACAAGAGCCGCTCCCATCGCCATGATCAGCGCCA